GGCCCGGTCAGCCGCGACCGCTTCCGGCCAGACGACGGGTTGCTTCTGGCGGCGGCGGTGCCACGCGGCCTCCCGGTGCAGCGCCACCGACAACGGCAATGAAAGCCGGGATGACATGGCCCGAGGCCCAGGCAAAGGGAATCAGCCGAGAGGAGTGGCTCCGCTCCCAGGGCGCGGGTGCGTTGCGGTCTTTCAACAACCAAGCATACGGTATGGCATAATGGCAAAGGTATCACCCGAGGAAATCCAACAGCGATTCCGTTTGCTTCGAGACCGGATGTGGCCGAGGCACAAGCGATGGATATCCACGATGGCCGCAGTCCGTGGCGAACCAGACCGGGTATTCGTTGGTGACCGGATGGTCTCGATCAATTCGCTGCGAGCTGAGTCGGCCGAAAGCATCAATGTCTCCTCCAACATGTTGTACCAAGCGATGCGCGGCATGATATCGAACGCCTTGACCCAGGAGCCTGTGCCGGTCGTTGCGATGGGAAGGCCGGGAAGAGATGCCCGCAGGTTCGCACGGTCATGTGAGAGGCTGCTGCGCCACTTCTATTTTGACAAGGAGTACCGAGAGGCCATCCACGATGCGCTCGCCTGGACGTTTCTGACGGGCACCGGTTTCTTCGGGTCGATGTGGGACTTGTATGCGGGTGACCCCACCCAGGTTCCTATCCTCGACAAAGACGGCAACATCGCGATGCAGGAGAAGTTCCTTCCGGTCATGGATGAGGAGACCGGGCAACCGATGACCTCTATGGACGGCCAGCCGGTGCTCGAAGCGCAGATGGTGCCCAAGACCAAGTGGAGCATGATGGGTGACCTGCGGTTCGTCGCACCCAGCCCATTCGACATATTCCCGGAGCCAGTCAAGGTCTGGAGCAACTGTCGCTATCTCATCCACCGGCAGACCGTGAAGCTCGAGCAGCTAAAAGATGTGTACGGAAGCAAGGTCAACAAGCTAAGCCCAGATGTGGACTCCGATAGCTTCGTCGAGCTACTCGATGAGTACGACAAGCCTGGAGACAAAGAGCATCGCACCGGGCTCGTGCGTGTCTTGCACTACTACGAGCGCCCATCTCTGGAGTTTCCCGAGGGTGTGTACACCAGTATCGCAGGCAGCACCCGGCTGTACCACGGCAAGCTCCCAGCCAGTCGGCTTCCGTTCCATCCCATATATGATCTTCGCATCCCCGATAGCATTTGGGGCGAGTCTGGAGTCGAGCAGGCCGTTGATGCACAGAGAGCGCTGAACTCCTGCGAGACAGACATCCAACGAAACCGGCGATTACACGGGAATCCTGCCCTTTTGGCTGAAGATGGCTCGATGAGCAGGGGAATTACTCGCGTATCCTCCATCCCGGGGCGAATTCTACAGGTAAACCGCAACGCCCAGCGGCCACCCGCATTCCTGTCACCACCGATGCTACCCGGATGGGTGGAGCGTGAGCCCTATAGGCTCAAGGACTTGATTGAATCTCTGTCTGGTGTTCACTCTGTGAGCAAGGGTGAGAACAAGGGCTTGATGAGCGGGAGGCAGGCTGCGGTAGTTCTAGCAGCCGACCGTCAGAAGTGGGGTCCGACCATCCGGTCTTTGGCCCACGCCGTTGAGCACAGCAGCGAACTGGGGCTGGCTCTGTGGAGAGAGTACGGACCCGTGGAGGAGACCATTGATGTCTATGGCCCGACCGGCTCTCCTCTCGATTCCTTGCTGTTCCACAGGGATTTTGTACCAGACCGCATCAAGGTGCGAATTGAGACCTCTATGCTCATGCCGTACAACGAAGAGGTTAGGCGTCAGCAAATCAATGAGGCTTGGCAGATTGGTGCCATCCCCGACCTTCAGATGTACTGGAGGCTGAATCGTCATGGTGAGATGGGAAGGCTGCTTGGTGCCGATGAGCCATCGAGGGCTCAAGCGAGAAAAGAGCAGGACATGATGATGATGACTCAGCAGATATCTCAGGTGTATCCGCATGAAGATCACCCCATCCATGTAGATGAGCATCTCGAGTGGTTACGCAGCCCAGAATGGTACGAGCTGCCTGATGAAATAAAGCAGATTACAATCGCGCACTTGAATATGCACATCCAGATGATGCAGAATCCGATGAACCCGGTTCTGGCAGGGACATCACCGATGCCCGCGCTTGGAGAGGGCGAGGGGGGGATGAATCTAGCGCCGACAATGAACGGTGCGGCTGGGGCGATGAGTAACCCAGGGGTGAGTCCCCGCGAACAGACAGGTGGATGATGAGTGATGAACACACGATAGACACAAACCAGACTGAGCAGCCGGAAGCACAGGCAGCACCTCAACAGGACATGGCAGCAGCTATCGCCGCCGCCGTCAGAGAGGCAGTGGCTCCACTGTATCAACAACAACAAGAGATGATGCAACAGCGCCAGCAGGCAATGGCCCCGCGCCCTCGGCAGCGAACCGCAGCAGACTATGGCCTGGACAACGACGACCCGTATGCCCCGCAATTCAGCTCACTTCTCAAAGAGATGAGTTCGATGCAGTCGGAAAATAAATCGCTGAAAGATCAGGTGTACAACCTGGGGGTAACCACCATGCAGGGGCAGCTTGGCAGGGATGTCTCGTCTGCTCTGAAAAGCCAGAATGTACCTGAACCTTTACATGAGGCTTTTTCTGCTGTTATATACTCAGTGTTACAGAGTGGACAACAAACCACTCCAGAAGCAGTCGCAAGCAATCTGATGCAGGGGGTGAACACGTATGGAGACCAAGTTCGCAAGGGGGTAGCGGAGCAGGCAGCGACTCCAAAGCCGCCGATGTTCCGGGGAAAAGAGCTTGGTCCTGAGATGCCTGTTGCAGATAATATGGAAGAGGCACACGAAATGTTTTCAGAACTGGCGGACGCACTCGCAAAGGGTGCTACGTTAGAACCGCTTACCGAAACTTCAGGAGGATAAAATGGCGGTCGATCTCAGTCAATTGGGCGGTCTGCTCAAGCGGGTCTATACCGGACCTCTTAATAAAGCAATCGGTGAGCGGGTGCTCCTTTGGAACGACCTGTCAAGCCTCGGAATGAAGCGAACCAAGATTGTCGGTGAGACGATCTACTGGGCAGTTCTTCTGCGCGGTGCCAAGGGCGTCGGCTTCCGTGGAGCCAACGAGTTCCTGCCGGTCGGAGACGCCTCCACGACCCAGCAGGCAAACACTGGTGTCAGTCGCTTCTATGCTACCGTAGACGTTGACAAAATGACCACTGAGATCGCCGGTCCATCCTCCAGTTCTTTCGCTGACTATCTGACTCTTCAGATGAAGCTGATTGAAGACGAGGCTGCATTCCACCTGAATCGCTCGCTTCATGGCGACGGGTCTGGTGCGTTGGCGACTGTGACATCGGCTGACACATACACCGCTGGCACCGCCATTCCCCTGACACACGTCAACAGCTACTCCTTCGGGGCCACCCAGTTCATCGAAGACGTTGACACCCGAGTGGTGATCACAGACTCGACCGGGACCACGGTGAAGAAGGCCGGGAAGATCACGGACATCGATTGGGACAACGGAACGATTGACCTTGATGGCGACGTGACAACCGCCGCTGGCGACCTCGTCGTTCTCGGTGATTCGTTTGGACACTCCGGTGGAACCAAAGAGGCCAAGGGCCTTCGGTACATCATTGCCGACTCTGGCACAATCTTTGGAATCGACAGCGCTGAATACCGTCGATGGAAGAGCCGAATCCTGAACACCTCGGCCACAGAAGTTCCGTATAACTGGGACCAGGCATACCGACTCGTGAAGACCTGCATGGCTCGCGGTGGCAAGAGTCCCATCCTTCTTATGCACCCAGCTATCGCCCGTGAGCACCGCCGGTTGTATGAAAACGACGTTCGCTATGCCCCGACAAACATCGATTTTGCCAAGGGCCAGAAGACCCCGGCAATCAACGTCGATGGCAAGATGGTCCGCATCGTCGAAGATCCGTACCTCGGCTTCCAAGAGATGATCGCCGTCGAGCCGGGAGACCTGTTCAAGAACGTCATCCGCGAGCTCAGCCCAGACACCGATGGCGGTGGCAAGCTGAAACAAAGCCACGGTAAGGACGCCTACTGGGCGTACTGGCGCATGTACTACGGAATCGGTGCTACAAACTTGAATCGTCTGGGACGGTTCGACGGAGTGAAGGTCTCCACCGACTTCGTTGCCGATCTTCACAAGGACATCTAGGAGGTCTGCTGTGGCTATTGACATGGATAACATGCTGGCTGGGTTCAGCAGTCAGGTCATCACGGGAACCGCTGGAGAGCTTGACCCAGGGGCGGGCGCTGTTGGAAGCACAGTACTCGCCGCCTGTGTTCTCCGAGCAGAAGACGTTCTTGATGTCGGATTCGTTGTTACCGAAGCTGTGGATACTGCCACAACGGTACAAATCGGGAAGGCTGGCACAATAACAGCAGACCCTGATTATTTCGTGACATATAATCTCACGTCGGCCTCTGCTGTAGGCACTGTGTTCCGCACCAGCGATGGCACCCTGTCTTGGACAAGCTTGGCTGATGTGGAATCCGAGCGGTCATGCCCCCTTGGTACAACCATTACCATCGAAGCGGGGGCCAGCGGGTCCAGCGGCAAGATCGTCCCATTCGTAATCATGCGGCCCCAAGGGCCTCTCGACCCAATCGCCTAATTTGAGGAGGAATTCAAAATGGCAGTAGGAACTGGGGCAGGAGCCCTCAATGCAACCAAACCGGTAACAGTCAACGACATGATGGAGGCTATCCAGCTTCCTGGGTTGAAGCCAGCTAATGGCATGGCGCTAGACCTCGCTACAGCAGACCAGGGTGCCCTCTTC